TGATTCAAGACCGTACTCTTCTACCGCCTCAAGTAGTAAATTTGCTGCTGCAGCGCCCGACTCAGCGCCTACACCCATACTCGCTATCGCAGTAGCTGCATCTTGCACTGCGGGCGTAAGAAACGATAAGAAGTATTCTCCGTCTTCAGTTAGGTTGCCATCACCGCCCAACAGGGCAGTGTCTATCTTAGATAATGTTTCCCCCACAACTTCTTCAGTTATGAGTGATCTTGATATAGACCCTAACAGTAGTTCTTTTGTTATTTCCTTCCCTTGTAACTCCGCCGCAATGGAGTCAACGACCAGTGCCTGAACTACGTTAGGTAATTTCTTAAACTCTTTTACAATTTCACCCGAAGCGTTAGTCTCATACACCGTTTGACCAAACTCGTCGGTTACTACGTTGCCATCGGCATCAGTCTGTGCTTTTGATTGCCTAAACTCAAATCCAGTCTTGTCCTCAATAAATCCTGCGGCTTTACTTACAGCGAACTGCGCACCGTATGTAATCGCTCCTTCTGCGAACCCATCACTAAAACTGCCGCCAAATATAACTTCGATTGTGCCAGTGGTAAGTCCAGAAGCAGTAAGTCCTACTGCGACTTGGGCAACGGATGCAGCAGTGGAAGCAGATAGCCCCGCGTCAGTTAATGCTACGGCTAACTCAGACTCTATACCGGGAACGTACTCACCAACTTGTAGCGCTACTTGCTGCGTTACGTAAGCCGTTGCCCCCGCTATGATTGCCTCCTCCCATGTTCCACCGTCGGATTTTGTTTTTATTGCGACGATGTAGGGTATGGCGGGGGGATAGATTAGCCCCGCAGTAATCATTGCGGCAGCATAGAGTGGGTCGTCTATAAGTACTTGGAAAAATACTTTTTGAAACTCGTATACAGGTTGAATTATCTCGTCATCTATCCAACGACCAGCATCACGGATAACGTCTTCAAGCCCGCCACGAAATAAAAAGTCGTTTACGTCCTCAAGCGCGTCTCCTACCAGACCGCCTTTTCCGGGCACAACACCAAGAAAGTCATCGAGGATTTCGTCTCGAAAATTATCTAAGCCAGTTACTCTACCAACCCACCCGCCGCACATACGCTATGCACCTACCCCATACTTAAATATACCGCCGATGGAATTAAACCCTAATCTTTGTAAGAGTTTACCTGTTGTGTCGGGGGTTATCCCCGTGCTTACGCCCATACACACTTCTTTTACGTCGTGAGCCTTTCCAAACTCTATGAACTTCTTAACTAACCGTATACCTGCGGAAGTGCCACGGTACTCAGGGGCCACATACCATAGATACTCACCTAACTGCAGGTCGTCTCCAAAGTAATAAGGGACTAACGCGCCAACAATCATACCCGCACGTACACCATCTACTTCAGCTACGTAGAAACAAGTGTCGTCACGCGATACTGCTAACTTGCCGAACTGCGTGACCTTAGCGTCGTTCCAGTTAAACTTAGCAAACACGCTCTCTTCGTGCATACGCTTACCCATCGTCACCATAGGTGTTATGTCTGCGGATACGCCTTCTCGAACAGTCACTTTCATCGTTTCTTTTTCTTAGGTTTCGGTTTATCGCCAAACACTACACGGGCGACAAATAAGTTACGCTTTTGTTGTTCCCCAATACCTGCCTTAGTACCTCTCGTGTTTATGTCAGGTAAGGCCCGCATAAACCCACGATAGAACATACTATCTTTGGTAAGAAACGTAACCGCAGCCACTCCACGACGGTGCACGGTGTCCAAGAACTTGAGGATGTTATCAGTCATATTTTTTTCTATGTCGATATTGTATATATAACATACAACCTCACCCTTATGTTCCTTGTTGGCTTCAGCGTACACAAACACAGTGTTATTCACCTGCACTTGGACTGTTGTGGGCATAGTAATAAAACCCGTAAACAGCTTGGTCGCGTCTTCCACGTTTACATTTGAATTTTCCAACGCCCCCATTACAACTTCTGGCGGCGGTACTTGGTTCGTTACCCCGTTTTTAAGTTCCATATTCCCCCCTAGTCTGGTTTAACAGGCCAAACAATTTCTTCGTATGTAGTTGCCGATGCGTTAGTTACCGGCATGTCGCGTAGAGCCTGCCTATAAGCAGCCCACTCCGCTTTCTTAGCGTCTGTAAGAGGTGCATCAGCCAGTTGAGTTATATCGCTCTCTTGTAACAAGTCCTTTCTTATTCTGCGCATCTTACCTTCATAAGTTTCTGCGGCTGCGGCTAAAGCTGCTGCAAGATCACCACTATCTATTAAATCTTGTATGCTAGGCATCTGATAACCCTGAGTCGTTAAATACCATCCAGATATTAGCTGCTACTGCCTGTAGCATCATAGTACCGCCAACAGCTAACGTAGGGTTATTAGTAAACGCAGTTAGCGTCAAGCTAGGAAAATAATATACCGTTTGGGCTGTACCACTACCATCTCTGTCTATAGTTAATGCCCCACCAGCAGCATTACTTATCTGAAAAATGTCGCCTATATTACAAGTAGTTGCACTAATATCTGAGGACGCTGCACAAGCGGGTAATTCAAATTCAAGTGCTCCGCCTGACACTATAATCATGTTCTGGCCTCGGTATTGTATCATCTGAGCTACGGATTGGTTTGCTGAAATCCACGCATCAAACGGGCCTATGCCGCCTATCTGCATAACTTTAGCTCTGCTACTTTCAGGCATATGCAGGTCATACGTACTTTGTCCAGAGTCCCCCTGCAACGCACTTTCTTTTATTGCTTGTTTTGAGCCTAGCTTTAACTCCCCAGCGTCTGAGCGTAAGTACCCAGTGGTTATAAAGTAGTCTGCATTAATGTTTAACGCTAATGAGTGACCCGTTTTAAAACTATCATTAGTGTAATCAGTAAAAGGGTCAACCGCTCCGCTGCCGTCAGCTACGGTAAATACTAAAGAGGCTTTTTGCTCACCATCATCTGATTTATTAGTTCTGTTAACATAAAACGACCCGTAAGATACTTTTCTATCGTCTTCGTTTAACCCAGTAAAAACAAATGCACCGCCCTCAGTTGTCGCGTCAGTTGAGTTAGCAAACAACTCAACAATAGGGCCGTGTCTATAGCTACTAATAACTGAAGAGGTAAACTGTGAGTATTGATTATTGGCGGTAAACGCGCCATTGAGTGTAGTAGTGCCGGTAACAGTTAAGTTACCACTTACTGTAGTAGAACCTAACTCCCCACGAAATTGCTGGTCTATCTGGTTAAAATACAGGCGAAGAATCTTAAACGTCTGTTGAAACAACGTTTGATTATATTCTGCAGGGGCTAGTGGTAGTGCAGGGGCACGGAAACCTACGTCATCTGGCATTAGCGTCTCCCGTCAGGTCGCATGTCTATGCGAGGGTAGCCTAACTGCCACATTACTCCTAAATCTGTAGACTCTATTTTTATCGCCATCTGTCGCCCTCGCACACGGGTGTTTATGTGTGTTGTATAAGGTTCTACGCTTACAGTAACTCCTTGAGTTATAGTGCCTGTGTTTACACCCCCCTCTGAAGTTGGCGTATTATACCCAGAACCCGAGCTGTCCAGAGGAAACAGTGTCATAGATAAGGATGGCGCACCCTCGGTAGACCCTGTGAACGTAAGGTCAGGAATTACTCTCCAAACAAAGGCAAAGTTATGACCGTCCTCTAAGTCAAATTCTGAAGATGTTATGTATGCGTTTATACTCGCAGGTGTAGCTGTCTCTCTGTCATCTACCCCTATCTCATGCTCTACCAGATTATTACTGTAGGTTGCAGCTAGTGGAGCTTGACGAATACCAGAATCTTCCCACGCCGTACGCCCCAAGTTGCCGTGGTACCATATATTCTCTAAGTAGTTGTAGACTACATATTTGTCATTTACTGTTTGGTCAGTAGACGGGTAGAACCACCACACCTCGTTAAATCCTTCGTTAGTCCCCGCCACAACTTGCCCAAGCTGCGATAGGTTTATATCGTCAAATACATACCTATGCAAAGAAGAAGGGAGAGGTTTTGCGTTGCCATCGTATGTATAAAACTTATCTTTACCCATCCAAAAAGCAATACCATTGGCGTACGCCACAGCGTTCTGTGAGGCTATGGATATGTTCTCTCCAACAAGTTGTGCTGTCCATACGTCAGGAAACCCAACATACTGCAGTGCGTACAACGCGGCGTCTGTCCATACAAGAACTTCTTGTCGTGCCTGTTCCGCAGCAACAATCGCACTACCGTTTGATAAACGTAGGCTACCCGCTTGGTTTGTGCTAGATGGTGCCCATTCTACAAGGCTCTCTTGATCTGACCACCGAATGAGCAGCGGGTCAAGCGTCTCCGTACCGTCTAAATACGCGTGGGTACCAAAACAAAATACAAATCTATTTATGTCTGATACCAATATGATGTTCTGTTTTGTTGGGACACTAGACGCGCCTCCCAGACTGGACACTAAAACACCCCGTGTAGTGACTGCATTTTGCCCATCCCACACATATAGCTGCCCCTCTCTAGGGCCAAATACTAAATCTTCCCCGAAGTTTGCTTGGCTCCACGTACGTAAAAACAAAGTAGAACTTTGTCCCGCACCCCAAGTATTCGCGCCCCACGTACCAGAACCCCAGCCCGTTCTAGCGGTTACTACATCAGAACCCACAGAGACTTGGTACTTACCTACAACACTACCCCCACCGTTACCCGAGTCAGAGCTATTAGCTGTAGCACTTGCCTCAAACTTGTAGCTGTCGGCGTTTACTATTTCTGTTATCTGATACTCTGCGTTGAGGACAGCCGCTGTAATGTTACCGCCCAAAGAAACAGCACCCGAAAAGGTGACAAAATCGTTTACCGAAGCCCCGTGTGCTGTGTCAGTAACGGTTATAGTAGCGTCCCCATCAGCCGCAGAAAAAGTTACGTCTCCCGCGCTAGTGGTACTTCTTAGTGGAGTTATGTCGTTATACGCGCTGGCGTACTCTATATAAAACTTAGTGTTCGTGCCTACGGCTGTGTACCTGTCAGAACTTAGATTAACCCACGTATGAATAGATCGGGCAACCCCGTTGAACGTAGCTTCGGACACCCGACGCCACCCACCAATTTTTTCAGGTAAGCCCTTGCGAAACCGTACTTTGTCGGAGTCGTTCCACCCACCTTCGGTGCTGTATCGGGTGCCTTCTTTGTTCACACCCGGTGCAAGTTCTAATTTACGTAACGGCATTGTTACCCCTAGTACACCCACAGCACGGGCGTTGTGCTTCTAATATCAACATGAACAAACGTCTTAGCCACGCCAATACCACCAAACCCGAGACGGTGCGCTTGTTCTACAATTTTAAATCGTTGTGCCCCACCAGTAACCTTTATATCAGCAGCTATACCTTGACTGTGAGTTCCCGGAACAGCTTTCTTAGCTTCGATTGAATGCGTAGGGCTTCTATACCCAGAAGTAATTGTGAATGCAAACCCGCACTCTTCTCGCAGGCGGTCTAACGCATAAATAAACTCTTCCTGCATGTCGTTCTCGCCAGTCTCTTGGCAGTCAAACTCTTCTAATTTAAAGTATTTAAACTTTGTCATCGGTATTACTCGCTCCGAAGTAGTATGAAGTCACAGCACTTACAATGCCTCCCATATACCCTAACACTAGCGCGACAGTAGTCTCTGAAGTGCTCTCGACAGGAAGAAAAGTAACAGTAAAAATATAACCACCAAACATAATAAAACTAGCAACGGCCAGTATACGAGGTGTCCAATCACCTGCAAAAGAACGTCTAGCGTCTTGGACATCAGCCGTTTCAAGCTCGAATACATCGACTTCCAATTCCGCAAGTCGTTTCTCAAAATCCAGCTCGGCCTTTTTAATCTCAACCAGTTGTTCTGGACTGGCGGTTTGTAGTGCCTTCTCGATGGATTTCTCATCATTCTTACACCCTAACACTCCCGCTATTGCAGATGCTGCAGCACCCCCAAGAGGGCCGCCCAAAGCCGTACCTAGTGTCGGCGCAACTGCGCCTATAATTGTTTTAATACTATCAAACTTCATCAGTGTATAGTCCTATTGACAACCCCAGCAAAAAGAATAAAAAGAACCAGAACGACTCCATCACCAAGAGGTACATTGGCTGTACTGCCAACAGTAAAATCGCTAGGAGCAAGTGTAAGCTGATAAAAAGCAGGGGCGCTTTCGAGTCCATCTGTATCAACCGCCCGTAAACTGAACTGGACATCGACTTCATTTTGCTCGTAATCTGCATCTGTAAACTCAATAACAAACCGCTGCGCCCCTTCAGTGTTTATTTCACGCTCACTGTAGCTCTCTGTTGTTGCCCACTCCACTATGTAATGACTAAGTTCTTCTGGGGTGAGAATAGAGCCATCAGTTCTTTCGTCTGGCGGCTCGAAATCTATGTAAGCATCGAACGCCAAGTATTTCATTACAGAGAGCTATCGTTTACTTTGCCCAGCTTTTCAGCCAGACGCTCAACTTTGCCTTCGACTCTTTCAGCCTTATTTTACAAAGTTCGTATTCTGCTTTGATTAACGCTCGACCGGCTGTCAATTTCGCCCGTATCAACTGGCTGTATTTTGTCCATAGAGCTTTCAAGTCGTCCCAAATCTTATTGTGCATTTTTATTTTACCTCAACGCCTTTTTCTAAAGCTGCAAGACGCAACCTGACATTCGTAATAGCGTCTAACAACTCCTCATAATGCTCGGTGTCTTTATCTTGCCGGTCAAGCATATACTCAATTAACATATCCTGCCGTGCATCGTCAGGCAGAGAGCCTAACTCACCTCTAGGCCACTTAATTCTAAACTCACTGTTCTGGTCAATGTCAGATTGTATTTTATCTATTGCGTGTTCTAAGCTGTTAAGTCGCTCCTGTATACCAAAATAAGCCATCGTGCTGACAGCAGTAAAAACAATCATCGCAATAAGGTTTCTGACAGGAATTGTAACACCAGTATTCTCATCCAATTCCATAACACCCCCTCGCCCCTACTAACTTACGCGGAAAGCAAGCGCAGCAACAACACCGAAAATAGCAAGCCCACCTGTTATGATAAGGCCATACAAACCAGTAATTAGGTTTTCAATACGCTTGAACTTATCACTACCCTCGTCAAGCCGCCGCTCTATATTTTCGTACCGTATTGTGCACTCTCGCTCGTGTGCTCTTATCTCGTTCAACGCGTCCTCGTTACTCACAACAACTCCAAACTAATAACAGTATTACCTTCGGTAGCCTCATTTGGCATCGCCTTGTATAAATCTGTGCGCCCAATAGATTGCACCATCAGCGCGTGCATGGGGGTACCGACTACAACATACGCGAGTAAATGCGTACACCCCTGCTCTTTTAGTATTGTGTGCCACGGTTCTTGGGTTGATATGGTAAACACTCTGGCGCTTTTAGTCACTATTGTCGTGCAGTGGTAAGCGTTTTTGCGTATACGCCCTGCTGTGTACGCTACCACCTCACCAGATCCGTCTAACACTTCTATATTTAATTTGTTAGGCGCTACGCTAGATAGCTTACCTTTTATACGCCCTAACGGTATGTTGTTCGAGTTTTCGTCAATGACCTTCTTATTACCGTTGTACAGCGTATCAACAATGCTCATGTCAACGGCGGTAGGCTCTATTACTCTAAGCTGGTACATAACTATACCGCCGTAAACGTAACGTTTGTTTGTGCATCTTCTGCAAAATTAAAGTAGTTATCTTCCGTGGTTAAAAGCCATTGGCTGTAATTACTACTTGATTTGTTTGTACTGCTAAACGTAGCGCCAGATAAGGTGTATGTGCCTTGACTCGTAGCTATGGAAGTAACAGAGGATACTGATAATGATTGAGCATCGTCTAAAACTACAAACTTTAAACCGCTAGTACTGCTCCAGTTAAGGGCATATACGCTATAGTTTACGCCCCCCACAGTTACCGTTGCTGGAGCCAAATCACCTATCTCGGGCGTACCCTCGTCAGAAAATACCGGCCACGGCTGTCTAGCAAACCCGTAGAAGTCAATTTCTTTAGACTCAGTAAAACCTACCGTCATAAGCGATACGTTTGTACTTCCTGAACCAGACGCTCCGACTAATGCTATAGCCCCAGAAGACACTAACTAACACCCCCACCAAACACGACGTACTTGTCGGTATGTGTTACAACCAATTCTGCAACCCCGCCTTGCGTAATGGTGCGGGTTCCATTTTGACTCCCTGCCGAGTAGACACTGCCCGTAGCCAGATATATGTAGTTATCATTCGCAGCTTGTAATGTTATATCCGCACTTTCATGGGCGTTTACAATAATCCATGTAGACCCTACAGGCGCGTCTGCAGACCCAGCGTCAGGTAACGTAAATGTAACGTTACTGGAGTTATCCGAAATTATGCGTTTACCGATTAACGCGGTCATACCAGAAGCATCAATGGCACCACCGCTCGCACCCGTGACACTTGCTGTAAGCGACCCAGTTAGATTAACTGCTGATATAGTACCTGCGGAAGTAGTGTTGCCGTTTGAGGCAGTAACAACAAGTTTGTCTGTGTTTACTGACACGTTCCCAGTAACACCTAACGTGGTACCTACAGTAGCTGCTGCTGAAAATGTAGCCGCCCCTGTGACGTTAAGCGTGCCGCCAACCGCTAAGTTACCTATAACTTCGTTCGTCGCTTCCACTACGTTAGTGCCGTCACACAGAACAATCATACTCTTGTTGGTGGGTACAACCACACCCGACCCGCCACTTGTTTTTACTGTCACGTTGTAACTGGTTTCGTTGCGCACAACAAATATCTTTGACACTGTAGGGACGGTCAACGTACCTGCTGCTGTTAGCCCCCCAGAATTTTTTAAGACGAGGATTGCCGCCCTACCTATGGACGACGCTCCATCAGTGGTGGTTATGGTTTGCGCGTTGGAAGACCAACTATTAACGTCCTTCTTCCCCGCTACAGCTTCTTCTATTAACGTCGTTATCTGGTTGTTGACTACAGTACCCCACGCCCCGTCTTCGGTGCCCTGCTGGGGTTTAGCCAAACCTAAGTTAGTTGTATAGTCTATAGCCATTATTCAATCCTAATAATTGCACTTGTCCCCGCCCCGGGGAACGTAATTTTAAATGTAGAGTTACTAGAAGATTTATCTCCGCCAAAATCAAGCACTGCTATAGACGGGTTACTACCACCAGATTTATATATCAATGCCCCTCGTGCAGTTATAGTCGAGCTAGTCCACTCGCTGTCTGCAAAATCTACGTATGCAACTGTACCGCTTGTTGCTACCGCAGCTCCGCTTAGTGTATTGCCGCCCGCGACATACCCTGTACCAGATACTTCGCCCGCAGTAGTGTAAACTGCCGTACTCGCATCTAAATCGGCAGCGTTTGTATACAACGCTATCTTGAACGTATCAGAGTCAAAATCCACGTCCCCTTTTAACAGGTTCTGTTTACACGCCGTTGTCATTGTTTGCGTTATAGCCATACTATCCTACCAGCCCGCTCGTTCTGTAATCATCAGTGTACGCCCGCGTATCGTTTTCTTGTTTGAACACTTGTAGAGACAACGCGTACAGTTGTTGGTAGTTAGCCACTATATCCTGTTCTGCCTTCATAAATCTAGCTGCCTCTACTAACGCCCCATTTAATAGTACTGCGCTAGCGTTCTCGCTTAACCAAGTCAACGAACCCGGCGTTGCGGCATCGGCATCAACTAGCGACTCTGGGTATCTACCGTAGGTAATAACAAGCGAGTAGTTAGAATCAGGACTAGGGCCAACCGCTATAGTATCTGCAGTAAATTGCGCGTAATACTTAGGCTCCCCAGTTACTGTGTCATCAGGGTACGCCTCGAATAAAAAGTTGTTTTCTTTAGGTATTAGATACTTAACCTTATTGGCCGCCGTCTTTACCGCTACACTATGCGTGTATAAGTAGTCAGATGGTAATGTACGAGTGGTCGTACCACTGGTAAGCGCCAACGAGGTATCTGTTCTACGCAAGGCGGGTATTTTTACTGCCTGTAATATGTTCTCTTCCGCTACCTGAGTAAACAGTTTGTACTGGTCGTCGGTAAACGTATTTTCAGTAATGTCCGCTATGTTGTCCTTTAGCTGTGTGTACGTCATGCTCATGTTGTTATCGTGACCTCACCTATTTTGGTATCGCCTACTAACGGATTATTTGTGCCTTCTCCTCCCTCGCCACCTACAGGACTCCACCCCCAGTAGACAGCTCTACTGCTAGTCGCACTACCAGCGAACGAGAAACTTGTATCCGGTCGTGGGTTACGTACAGCTTGTGGGTCTTCTACCCTAACGTCCCCCAGATTATTCTGTGGGTGATCGGGGTCAAAACAATCAGGGCAAACTTTGAGGTTTGTTTCTTTGTGGCGTATGACTTCGGACTTCAGTTTTTTTAATTTATACTGAAACCCACAACGATCACACACGGCAATCGCTATCTTGGCGGATGCGAACTTCCTAGCCATTAGCAGCGCCCTATACTTGGCACGAACCTAGCGGCTGTCTTCTCTCTGTCTTCCTGTGCAGCTAAAGTAAACTGCTCTTCGTACGCTACTTTCAACATCTCTATTCTTGGCGCTAGCTCTGGCACCTTCATAGCTATATGGTACGCAAGCCCCGCCACCGCACAAGGTAAGAACCGGAACGGCATATCACCGTCCTCTATACCTTGCCCAGCGTCTTGTATACGCCGCATACGATAGTAGTAGAGTTGGTATTTACTAGACTCGTCTGGCACAGGCCACACGGTAACAAAGGGAGAGTTTTGAGTGAACGTTGTAGTGGTGCCGGAGCTTTGTCCCGACCGGTACGTCCCCGCAGCACCTAGTCTGTGTACCCACAACTGTAGGGGCCTACCCTGCGTCAGTTTGTTTGGGATAGCTGCGTAGGTACTAACGCTTATACGGTTTAGATTAACATCTGCTTGGAGAGCGGTATTACCTGAACTTACGCGCAGATTGTGCTCACAAATATCTACTGTATCAGCCGGTAGTTCGTAATCTGCTTGGCCTTTTACTAAAGGGATATACCCCTCATCTATTGTCCACAGATTAATACCACGGTTCTGCCATTCAATAGTCAACAAGTTCATTGACCGACGCGCTGTCCTTAAATCGTACCCCGTGCGCATCTCACGACCAGCGCGTTCCCACGCCTCTTCAGCAACTTCAGTAAAATCTAAGTCAAATAGTGTAGTTCCTGAAGTAGCCATAATTTATTTTCCACAAGTACATGTATGCCGTTTTCGTCTAGCCAACCCTCCAGTGCGTAGCTTAACGGTAGCGGGCTTCGTATTTTTTACAACTGTTTTACCTTTAGCGCCTTCCCGCTTTTTCTTCTTTGCGGTAGCAGCTCGCTGGCCCTTACTTAAAGAGTTAGCTTTGCTTCGTGGTAGACACCGATCCGGGTTTTTCTTGTCCTTAGATGTACCGCACTTACCTTTAACTTTACCGTCAGTGCCGATGCGAACCCAGTCTTGGTCACGCCATTTCTTTAGATCACCCATTATTTCTTCTTGCCTTTAGACCCCTTAGCGTAATTCGGGTCTTTGCAGTATTTAGATGCAGCCATATTAGCGTATGCGCTAGGGTAAGTATCGAAGGTACGTTTCGCCCACGATTTACCTTTCGCGCATATTTTACCGCCAGATTTGTAGTACCGACGCATAGGCATGATTAGCGCATCTTACACTTACGTACGCCCTGTTTAGCAATGCCCGCACCGCGTACTTTTTTGCCAGATTTATAGCCTTTAACCTTACCGCCTCTCTTCATGGCGGGCATCTTGGGCGCGGGGGCACCGCCACCCATACCACCAGCTTTGGCTTTCATGGCTTCCATCATCTTGCGTTTTTTCTCTTCCTCAGACATGGGCATAGCGGGGGCACCTGCCGCAGCCATAGGTGCAGCACCACCGGCCATACCACCAGCCATGTACTTCTTGGTCTTCATCTTCTTGCCTGATTTTTTCGCTTCTTCTTTAGCGGCCTTCATACCTTTTTTGGTATAAGGAAATTTCTTACCGTCTACTTCTGGCATAATATGCTCCTAACATTTCCAGCGTTTTCGAGCTTGGCGTAACCTAGAATTAGGGTCTTTAGCCGCCTTCGGAAACTTCTTCATTTGACCAGCGGAACGTGCACAATATGACTTACGTCGTGCGGCACGTTTGCCAGTTGGTTTGTCTTCAGTTACTGCTGTTTTTAACTTACTTCCGGGGTTATCCCGACGATACTTAGCTACACCTTTGGCGGTCATACCAGCACCAGATTTGGTAGGGCGTTTTTGCCCGCCGCTTATGGTGTGGCCTTTCATAGAACCTTTTTT